ACGATGGTTCGTGCGGTTGACGAAACAACCTTCCAGCCGAAGATTGCCTTCAAGACTCGTTATGGTCTTCAGGCCAATCCGTTTGTTACCACTGCCGCCGGTATCGGTTCCGCTAACGCGAATCAGTACTTCCGCAGCATCCGCGTTGGTAACATCAACGTTGGTGGACAGAGCTAATTTAATTAGTTCTTAATACTATTGAAGGGCCGTCTCCATTGGGGACGGTCCTTCTTTTTTATAAATACAATCATGTCACTTACAACAAATTTCAATTTTCTTTCCCCAACGGGATTTCGTCTTACTATTAACCGAAATCGTTTTGCGAACGTTGAATATTTTATTACAGGAATTACGATTCCAAATGTAGGTTTGGGAGAATCCTCTCAGGGGTTTAGAGGGCACACTTCTTTCATGTCCGGAGATACCATTTCATACGACACACTATCTCTTCGATTTGCGATTGACGAAGATCTGAAAAATTATAGAGAAATATTTGATTGGATGATAAGCAATCGAGAAAATGGTTTGGATTTTTCTGATATGATTTTATCGGTTCTTACTAACCACAACAACGGGAATCGAGAATTTCAATTCAGAGATGCATTTCCCATTTCTTTAAGTGGAGTTGAATTCACAACACAGGCAACAGATGTAGAATATTTACAGGCGGATGTATCATTCCGTTACTCGGAGTTTTCGGTTATTAAGTAGTAATAAATAATATTATATGATGAAACTTGATGATATCCTTGAGATGTGGAAAAAGGATTCGAAAATCGATCCATCTTTCCTTGACGAAGCCTCTGTTCAGAATTCAAAAAATCACGCCAAATACATCGAACTGCACAGTATAATTAAATTGCAGTTGAAGAAAAAGGAACTGGCGCAGAAAATTCTATTGCGTGATAAATGGCTTCATTATTCGGGTAAACTACCGAAGGAAAAAATCGATGAGTATGGTTGGTCCTATGATCCCTTTGATGGAAAAACGATCCTCAAATCTGATTTTCATTATTTCTTTGAAAGTGATGAAGACTTGCAAAGAAGTGAAGAACAGATCACTTATCTTAAAACTGTAGAAGAAACTTTGAAAGAAATTGTGGACACGATTAAGTGGAAACATCAAACAATTCGAAACATGATCGAGTTTGCCAAGTTCACTAGTGGCATGTAAATCAAATGATCAAGGTTTCAAAGTTGAACGAAGCAAAATTGATTATCGAATCTGATGATTCGGGAGTCCTTCGTGAGCTGTATGAATATTACACATTCTTTGCTGAAAATTATAAATTCATGCCCGCTTATCGAAATAAGATGTGGGATGGAAAGCTTCGACTTTTCGATCTTCGAACACAACAACTCCCATATGGTCTACTGACCCAAACACTCACTTTTGCCCAAGAAAGAAGTTATGGAGTAAATCTTGATTCTTCGATAAAACATAGTTGGAAAGACAGAGAAGAGATTAAATCATATATCGATGATCTTCCTCTTTCGGTAAACGGTAATACTATATCTCCCCGAGATTATCAGTTACATGCGGCGATGCATGCTCTCATTCGACATCGATGCATCCTTCTATCTCCAACGGGATCTGGTAAATCTCTCATTATTTACCTTTGTATTAGATATTTTCTCCATCAATACGAAGACAAGAAAGTATTGATTGTTGTACCTACCACTTCTTTGGTTGCTCAAATGGCCAAAGACTTTCAGAATTATTCATCCTTTGATGACACGTTTGACTCGGCCGAGGAAGTACATCAAATTTACTCCGGAAAAGAAAAATTCGATTTTGAGGCCTCGGTTGTAATTACTACGTGGCAAAGTGCAATCAAACTTCCCATTCAATGGTTTAATCAATACGGAATGGTGATAGGAGATGAAGCTCACACGTTCAAAGCAAAGTCTTTGACAACGATCATGAATCGTTTGGTTAACGCTGAATACAGAATTGGAACAACCGGAACACTGGATAATATGATGGTCAACCAACTTGTATTGGAGGGAAACTTCGGGCCGCAATACAAAGTAACTTCCACAAAGGAGTTGATGGATTCGGATACCTTGGCGCAATTGACCATCAAATGTCTGGTTCTTAAGTATTCAGATGAATCGAGAAAAAATACAAAGGGATACAAATATCCAGAAGAGATTGATTACCTAGTAAGCCATCAAAAAAGAAATAACTTTATCGTAAACCTTACCGTCGATCAAAAGGGAAACTCTTTGGTTCTTTATAATCTTGTGGAGAAACACGGGAAACCACTTTATGAATTGTTTCTTAAGAAAGTGGAAAAGAAAAGAAAGGTATTCTTTGTTTCAGGATCCGTAAATGCCGAAGAAAGAGAACGAATCAGAGAGATTACCGAAAAGGAAAAAAATGCAATCATAGTTGCTTCAAGTGGAACTTTCTCTACAGGCATCAATCTAGTTAACCTAAATAACATTGTGTTTGCTTCTCCGACAAAATCTCAAATACGAGTTCTACAATCGATTGGTAGAGGATTGAGAAAAACGGCCGATAGTAAACCAACAACAGTTTTTGATATATCTGATGATCTTTCTTGGAAAAAGAAAAAGAACTATACTCTGAATCACGCCATTGAGCGTAATAAAATATACTCAAAGGAAAAGTTTCAAACCAAAATATACGAGGTGCCACTATGGACTTAGAATGGAAAGAGATATTTCAAACACTAATAGAAGGAGTTGATGGAATAGATATTTTTACCTATCGTTTATCTGATGGTAGCTACATTATGGCTGAAGAGTTATCATATGATAATATTAATGATGTTATTACCATTGACCTTCCGGTTTCTCTTAACAAACGTAAAAATGGACAATTTGTTTTAGATCGTTGGATGTTTCAAGATGAGATGGAGATTGAAGATGGAATAACCACTGAACCGATCTCATTACTAGTAGATAATATTATCGCTAGATCTAAAGCTCCCATAAATCTAAAAGAAACCTATATCAGATACAATTTCTTTGATAAATTATCCAATACATTGGATAGCGAAGAATTCGAATCATTGGTTGAAGAATTATCTTCCACTAACCTTGATAAGAAGGATACTACTAGCGATCCTCTCTTGGATATGTATAATAAGAGGATACAGTACCCATATTGGAATTGATATTCGGTCTTTCTTGAAGGTTCTTAGAGTATTATACCCATTATGAAAAAACATGTCAATTAAATAATTTTTTTATTTACAATATTGATTTTTTGATATAATATACATTATTATGAAAGTAAAACCTAAAGATAAGCCACATTATGTGAACAATAAAGAATTTTCTCAAGCTGTAGTCGATTATGTTAATTCAGTCAACGAAGCGAAAGAAAGAGATGAAGATGATCCAGTCATTCCAGAATACATAGGAGAATGTTTTCTTAAGATATCTGAGGGTCTGTCTCGTAAACCAAACTTTATTGGTTATACCTATCGAGAAGAAATGGTCATGGATGGTGTTGAAAACTGCATTAAAGTCATTATGAATTATGACGTTGAAAAGGCCACAAGAACTGGACTGCCCAATGCATTTTCGTACTTCACTCAAATTGTTTGGTATGCTTTTCTTCGAAGGATTCAAAAAGAAAAAAGGTATCAAGATATCAAAGAAAGATATACGATCTATGCTGATATCAGCAATTTCGCTGAGTTTGATGGAGGAATAGACTCGACAAGTATCATTGATCGAGTGAGACAAAAGTCACAACAGCTTCGACAAAGAGATAATGAGCTGAAACAGATCGCAAAGAAGGAAAGATCTAAGAGGCGATCAAAGAAAAAGATTTCCAATAAAACAGATGGATTGGAAGCTTTCTATTCACCACTTTAAGCGGGTATAGCATAATGTTAATGCGGTAGTTTTCCAAACTACTGATGGGGGTTAGATTCCCTCTGCCCGCTCCAATATTGCCCCGTTCGTCTAGCGGTTAGGACACATGGTTTTCATCCATGCAACAGGAGTTCGATTCTCCTACGGGGTACCAATTTTCTTAAAAACGATTACACCATCAACCAACATAACCTCAAACTTATCTCCAGCTGATACGTTAATCTGGTCCGAGTTTAGCTCATCATCAAAGATAATGTCTCCACTATCAGTGAGTTTTAAAGTGGTAATCAACAAATGTCATCACATGTATTTACTTATATTAAAAAATAATGTTGACCTTTTAATTGAACTGT